TGGTGACCGAGTTCAGGCGCGTACAAGTCAGCCGCTTCCCAATAGATGTTGAGGCAAGTGCGGGTAGTAGTCAGGTCCGATTCGTTGACAGCCGCTTCGCAGGGCGTGGCCACGGCTGGCACATTACCAACACGCTGGCCGTACTGAACATGAACGGGTTCGACAAGAACGGCAAGCCAGCCATCAAGATGACGAGCAAGCGCATCACCAACGAGAAGTATTCGGCACACAACTCGGAGTACCACACCCGTGTATCGAGCGATCCCAAGAAGGTGCTCAAGTGGATGAAGGACTACATCAAGCCGTACACACCACAAGAAGTGGCAGAGCGGACACGTGACCGTGCGTTCTCTGCATACGACACGTGGCAGACCCAAGCCTCAGATGCGATGAGTGGTCTGACCTATGTGCGTGAGGAAGAGTTGTACGAGGAGATCGGAGCGTTGGTAAGCGTTGGGGTTCAGTTTCGTACAGACAAGTTTAGGAAACTCGCTGAAGAGGGGCTGCCCGCGTACCTTGAGAAGCAAGCGCGGAGAAAGGCAGACAAGCCAGCCACCCATGTAATCTTCAACCCAGACGAATCCGTTGCCGTGACGGACAAAGACGGGGCTACTACATACGACTCATTCGATATGGTTCCACAAGCCATACAGCAACAAGTTTCCCTGCTGCGCATGATGGAAGCGGACCAGTACTTACCCGAGGTTGGCATCCGGTTCGACAAGAATGTGTTCTGGGTTAACGTACAAAAATAATTTGTCAAACACTTGACAATGCTAGAAGGGTTCCATATATTATGGACATGACCGTACCGTTTACAGCAATGGCAAGTCTGGATGAGGATGGTGACGTTACGAAGATTTCAGCGATGAGCAACATCTCATACACGATCTTTGAGTTACCGCTTGACAGCGTGCCCGAGTACTTGATGGAGCGCATTGCTCTGCTCAAGATGTGTGACATCAACAAAGAGAAACAAGGAGAAGCCATCGGACGAAAATTCAACAACGACACCATCTACGTGTACTTGTCTTATGACGAGTTCAAAGAATTAACACCATTAAGCAGAGTAACAACATGACCAAAGAAAAAATCTCCAACGGTCGCCGCATCATTCACACACTGGCTACCGCACCTGAAGGCTTGACCGCCAAAGACATCGCCAACCGTCTCGGGGCATTGCCACAAACCATAAGCGCGTTGCTGTGGAAGCTCAAACAGGCTGGCACCGTCAACCACGACAAAGACACTGGCATCTACAAGTTAACAGATGTTAATAAGCAGGAGCCGCAGGAGGCCAAGGCATCGAAGCCCATCGTGCAGAAGGTCGAGATCGTGGAGCATCAACGCCCCATGCAGAAGTTGCGGAAACAAATTGACGAGTTGGCCAAGGGCAACGCAGAGATGACACGGCTATGGCGCGGTGCATCAGAGTCTTCACGAGATTTCGAGCGCAAGTACTTTGATGCACTGGCTGTGATTGCTTACCTCGAAGCGAGACTGGCCAAGTGAGCACCCCTGAAGCTGCCGTAAAGGCCAAGATCAAAGCTGCACTCAAGCAACACAACGTCTACTTCTTCATGCCAGCTACGCATGGCTACGGTTCATCGGGCACGCCCGACATCGTGTGTTTGTGGAACAAGTTGTTTATGGGTATCGAGGTCAAGGCCAACAGGGGCAAGCCCACTGCACTCCAGCTCAAGAATCTGCGGCAGATCAGAGATGGTGGTGGTGCGGCTATTCTGGTGGACGAGACAGGTATCGGTATGCTCACCCTGCTGCTTTCCACATGGGCGGCGTATGGGCCAGAGTTCGGGCGCTTCTACAACATGACCAAACATGATGACATTGACCTCGACACCAACAAGATCGAGACCGACTGATGGCACGGTGCGCAAGCTCAAGCGCATCCTACAAGGCAAGTATGCAATGTCAGTTAATGATGTTGCACGCAACCTGCGGATCAGCCCGAGGCACGCATGGCGGTTCATAAGCCGACTTGAAGCCGAGGGTGTGATCTATCTACGGTATCGCCAATCGCGGTACAACTACTACGCACTAAGGAGAGAGAAATGAAATTGGACAAACTGGCATCTGCACTGAGTTCGATGCGCAGTGAATACGGACTGGACGCAACCGACTTGATGGTGCTCGATGAAGTCATGCGCACCAAGCGGGTGGCAGGGGAGGTCACTATCATGGAGATTGTGGACAAGTCTAAAGCGGCATCGCCAGCTACAGTTCACGCACGCATCAAGTTGTTGTGCGACATGGACCTGCTCAAGAAGTCACCGCACCACACCAACCTCAGTTACAGGATGCTGGACAAAGGCCCTGAGTTCGACCGACTGACCAAGATTTTGGGGGACGTATGAACTTAGAAGACATGAACGAAGGCGTGCGCATGCTGGTCAAGCGCATCGAGTCTGACCCACAAGAGTTTGAAGAAGGTTCTATAAACAAGTGGGGGCGCGTGCTGGGTGGGTTCCCAGAGCGATACCGCGACATCCTGACCAAGGACGAGATCGAGGTCATCGAAGCCAAGCTGAAAGAAGCGCAACGCGCCAACTTCACATCGCTTGTGATGCGCGTGCTGACTGGCACTGACGAATACTCGATTGAACAGGCTTACAAAGACCGGATATACCAAACAACAGCAGGTAGGAATCGGGGCCTTGGTACTGTGATTGCCCCCGGTGGTGGCTTAGTCACCACGACTGGTTCCAACGGCACTAGCGGAGGCAGTATGTGGCAGGGTAGTGCGATCACCACAACCAGCAACAGCGTACAGCCCAAAGGACCCATGCCATGAGACTGAAAGAAAAACTCTATCGCAGGTTCTGTGCGCCAGAGGTGCGGATGCTGCTCGACCACATGGAAGAAAACTTTGAAGACTTTGTGGACGACTACCAAAACAGAAAGCCGTGGATGCGGTTGATGAATTCGGATACCTACACAACTGTGGAGCGCACGGTGATCAAGATGGCGTACCAGCGGCTGAAGGGAGATCACGCACGGCAACAACTTTTGGGCAAGATCATTGCGCAGAAGCTCAACCCAGAGCCAGCGAAAAAATCTGACGACTTCATGGACGCACAGCGATACGCAACCGCTCTAGCCCAACACAAACAAGCCTTTGCGGCAAATCCATACACAGACCCACGGGCTATATTTGGAAGGACACCATGAACATCATCACGGTAGATTGGGAAACGTATTACAGCAAGGACTTGGGGTTCAAGTCCCACACCACTGAAGAGTACGTGCGGCATGACGATTTCCATGAGATTGGTATCGGCATTGCGGTGGGCGATCAACCCGCCACGTGGTTCAGCGGTTCCCGCGAGGAGATTGCTGCACACCTCAAACAGTTCGATTGGGCTAACTCATTCGTGCTTGCGCACAACACACAGTTCGATGGTGCAATCCTGTCATGGCGTTACGGCATCAGGCCCAAGGGCTGGCTGGACACACTGTGCATGGCGCGTGCGATTCATGGCGTGGAGGCGGGTGGCAGTTTGGCGAAACTGGCCGAGCGGTACAACATCGGAGTCAAGGGCACTGAGGTCGAGAACGCACTGGGATTGCGCCGCACTGACTTCTCACCAGAACAACTTGCACGGTACGGCGGCTACTGCGTCAACGATGTGGAGTTGACACGCACACTGTTCCATCGGTTCATGCTGCCCGGCGTGGGTGAAGGCTTTCCTGTAAAAGAGTTGAAGGTCATCGACTGCACGTTGCGCATGTTCATCGAGCCTGAGTTGGAGCTGGACCTGCCACTGCTGGAGGGACACCTTGAAGCGGTCAAAGCCAAGAAAGCCAAGCTGCTTGAGGTCGCGCAAGCGGACAAGGACACGCTCATGTCTAACGACAAGTTTGCAGGACTGCTCAAGAGCCTCGGGGTTGAGCCACCTGTGAAGATATCCGCACGCACGGGCAAACAGGCGTGGGCTTTCGCCAAGACAGATGAGGAGTTCAAAGCACTGGCCGAGCATCCAGACCCAAGGGTTCAGGCGCTGGTGGGTGCACGGCTGGGCAACAAGACCACACTGGAGGAGTCACGCACACAGCGGTTCATCGACATTGCCACACGGGGCAAGCTGCCTGTGCCGATCAAGTACTACGCAGCCCACACTGGGCGCTGGGGTGGTGACGACAAGATCAACCTGCAAAACCTACCGAGCCGTGGGCAAAACGCCAACCGACTGAAGCTGTCCATCAAGCCCCCGCAGGGCTACGTGATCATTGACTGCGACTCATCGCAGATTGAAGCGCGGACGGTTGCGTGGCTGGCAGGACAACAAGATTTGGTCGATGCGTTCGACAAGGGTGAAGATGTATACAAGATCATGGCATCAGCTATCTATGGCAAGACAGTTGAAGAGATTAACAAAGAAGAACGGTTCGTTGGCAAGACCACGATTCTTGGAGCGGGATACGGTATGGGTGCCGCTAAGTTCCAAGCGCAACTCAAAAACTTCGGGACGGACCTTCCGCTTGATGAGTGTCAGCGAATCATCAGTGTCTTCCGTGCCACCTACGACCGAATCCCCGCCTTGTGGAGGCAGGGTCAAAACTGCCTTGAAGCGGTTATTACAAACAACGCAGCGGTATTTGGGGTTGTAGACGCAGTGCGGTTTGACCCGACACGCCAAGGGTTCCAGCTACCCAGCGGACTGTGGCAACGCTACGATGGCTTGCGCAAGATGACGGACCCCGAGGGTAAGGCGCAGTACGAGTACCCGAGCCGCAAAGGCCCCGTCAAGATGTACGGCGGCAAGCTGGTGGAGAACATCTGCCAAGCTGTTGCACGGTGCGTGATTGCGGAGCAGATGCTGTTGATTGCCAAGCGGTACAAGGTCGTGCTGACTGTGCACGATGCGGTGGCCTGTATCGCACCAGAGGCGGAAGCTAAAGAAGCCCAAGCGTATGTGGAAACATGTATGCGGTGGAGACCCACATGGGCATCAGCCCTGCCCTTGAACTGCGAGTCAGGCATGGGCAATTCATACGGAGCATGTTAATGAACATCTATTGGCCCGGCACCAAGATCGTCAAGAGCCAAGGCAACGCATTTGATTGGCGTGCAAAGGCAGACGCTATCACCGATGACAAAGGGTGGAAACAAGCAGTTCTTGCCAAGAACAAGACAACGCTCAAGAAGTCCACGTTCACCATCTATAGCAAAGCGAGGCAAAGCAAATGACAAACACAGTGGATCAGGACTTCTACAAGTTCTTCAAGGGGCATGAGTACAACGACACCATGCTCAACGTATGGCGTTCAGCAACCGACTGGGAGAGATTAAGATGCGAGAAACTGGTGGAGAATTCGATACGCCGCAACGGCGACTCCATAATCAAGCGCGAGATACTGAAGTCGGTGCTGGAGAAAATCCGCAAGGGCAAGCCATCGACTGGAGCGGCTGGTGGCCTTTTGACCGAGCAACTGGAACTGCCCTTCGACAACTGAATACGAAACCCCAACAACCATACGAGGAAGCAACATGGTAGACGCAAAGGCAAACGAGTTACAGATTGGTGGGAGCCACTACAAAGACATGGGCGTGCAGCCTTGGGAACTGATGGAAGCTGTGCTCACCCCAGAAGAATTTATTGGATTCTTGAAGGGCAACTGCATCAAGTACGCCATGCGTGCGGGACGCAAGGACAGCGACGATGCGGGTAAGTTCCGTCACTACAACCTCAAGCTGCAAGAAGTATTGGGCAAGACATGAACCACGAAGACAACCTGTTTGACTTCTACGCAGGGTTGGCTATGCTGGGCTTAATCATGCGGGGCGATCCCGTTGACGAGCTGGCAGACGAAGCCTTTCGTTACGCCGAGGACATGATTGCCGTGCGCAACAAGCTGCCCGAGGGGGGCATTGCAGCCATCCACAAACCCAAAAGGAAGTATGAGCGAAAAACCTAAGTACACGTGGTCGTACTCATCGCTTGACATGTTCAAGCAGTGCCCACAGAAATATTACCGCATGCGGGTGCTCAAGGACATCAAAGAGCCTGAGTCCGAAGCCATGCGCTACGGCACAGACGTGCACAAAGCAGCGGAGGATTTCATCAAGGACGGAACCCCGATCCCTGAGAAGTATGCGTTCCTGCGCCCGTCAGTCGAAGCGTTGAAAGCCCGTCCGGGCACGCACCTGTGTGAGTACAAGATGGGATTGACCCGTGACTTGGAGCCATGCGAGTTCTTTTCCAAAGATGTTTGGTGGCGGGGTATCGCTGACTTGATTACGCTGCAAGGAGACCGCGCATTTGTGGTTGACTACAAGACGGGCAAGTCCAGCAAGTACGCTGACACCAAGCAGCTTGAGCTGATGGCGCTGGCGATCTTCAAACACTTCCCACAGATCAAGAAGGTCAAGTCCGGCTTGCTGTTCGTGATTGCCGAGGATTTCGTCAAGGCTGACTTCACCGCTGACCAGCAGGGCATGCACTGGGCCAAGTGGCTGACCGACACTGCAAGGCTGGAGCAGTCCATCACACTGAACGTGTGGAACCCAAGACCTAATTTCAGTTGCCGGGGCTGGTGCGCAGTGAAGGATTGCGTGCACAATGGCAAGAGTGAATACAGATAGGAGTCCGACATGGCGACCAAACCACGCAACTACGCTGCCGAATACGCTAAGTACCAAGGCACCCCAGAGCAAATCAAGAACCGCGCTATGCGCAACAAGGCACGTGCCGAGGCAGTGAAAGCTGGCAAGGCTTCCAAGGGTGACGGTAAAGATGTTGCCCACGTAAAAGCCATCGACAAGGGTGGCAACAACGGGCACGGCACACGGGTGGAGTCACGATCTAGCAACCGTTCGTTTGCACGAGATGCGAAAAGTAATCTTGTGTCAGAAACAAGCAAAAGAGAGCGTAAACGCGCTTGACAGCGCATGCAGTTGGCCTAGAATTGTTGTGTGAATCCCCGTGCGTAAGGTGTGGGTGGCACGGCAAGATTAGCTGGGAGCAGATTGAACTACACCAGTTGACGCTTCGCCGCATCCTAGGGGAGTGAGTTAACCGACTGACCACCGTAAGTGGTCACCGACCCCGATTGTGGACAACCCACTTTCGGGATATTTGTCATTGGGTGGGTAGAGTGCAATGAAAAGAAATGAGTTTGAAGCCCTGCTAAAACTACAGGACAGATACCTGTTGATGTGCGAGGTATACAGCGCCACGCACGGTAAGGCTGACCTACGTTACGCCGCCGATGTCGAAACTCGGCGTGGGGATGTGGTGATGAGCGGCCCACCCGCCAAGACCCCTGCTGCCGCAGTCCAAAGAGCAATAGCCCGGTACTACAAACAAAATGCAAATCATTGACAACAAGGCGTTACTGCTCAAGGTACGCGAACCGGGGCGCATCACCACAGTGATCCCCAAGAGTAAGTTGCTTGATTCTGGCGAGGTGCTGGTCAGGTGGGGGCTGGATGAAGCACAGGTGCTCAAGAACATGCGCATCAAGAATGTGCCATCGCCCATCAACGGATCGTACGACTGGCCGGGGCTGTATCGCCCATTTGCGCACCAACGTGTGACCGCATCTTTCCTCACGATGAACCGCCGTGCGTTCTGCTTCAACGAGCAGGGCACAGGCAAGACATCCAGCGTGATCTGGGCCGCAGACTACCTGATGAAGATTGGCAAGATTCGCAGGGTGCTGGTGCTCTGTCCTCTGTCCATCA